ACCGCTGCATCCACGCTGGCGAGAGCGTTGGCCGCTAGCGTCGTCTTTGAGGACAGACCAGCTACGGCACCGGCAAGCGCCGTAACACCGAGAGCAATCGCGCCGCCGGTACCCAACACCCGGCCCAGGCTCACACCAGATTCATTCAGCGTGGCAAGCGCGACCTTGGCAGCAGCGATCTTCGGAACGACCGTCAGGAAAGCGCCACCGAGAAGTGCCGTCCCCGCCGCCACAGAGCCAACGACGAACACGGCGGTCTTGCCCGTGTCGCTCATATTGTTGAACGACTGAATCAGCCCAGTAGCGTTCTGCACCACACCCCGAAGCGAAACCGACGCGGACTCGCCCGTCTCAATCAGCCCAGACTGAAACGCTGACTGCAGCTTCGCCAGATCACCATTGAGGCTGTTGAGCTTGCCCTGCGCCTGCTGCGCCGCGAACCCGTTGTCATTTACGGCCGCGGTCCACTTGTCGACCGACTTCGCGCCGCCCTCGTAGAGGATCGACGCTGCAGTGACCTGCGCGTTGCCGAAGATCTGCCCCAACGCCTGGTTGCGGGTCGCATCAGTGAGCGGTCCCAGGTGCTCCTTCAACTGCTGAGCGGCACCATCAACGCCGACGAACTTGCCCTGAGCGTCATACAGGCTGATGCCGTACTTCTGCATCACTTCCGACGCCTGCTGCGAGGGAGCCGTCAGCGACAGCAGCACACCACGGAGCTCAGTACCAGACTGCTCACCGAGGATGCCGTTCTGCGCCAGAAGCGCAAGCGAACCGACCGTCTCATCGATCGAGACGCCGAGCTGCTTCGCAACCGGACCGACGAACTTGAGCCCGTTACCGAGATCGGCAACGGAGCCAAGCGCCTTGTCCGCGCCCGCCGAAAGGAGGTCCGCGATATGCGGGACGTCCTTACCCGCCAGGCCGAACTGCACCATGGCGGACGCCGCATACTGAGTCGCGTCCGCCACGTTCATCTGGCCCGCAGCAGCCAAGTCAAGCGCACCCTTGAGCGCGCCTCCCAGCTGGTCCTTCACGGACACGCCGGCCTTGGTCAGCTCGATCTCCGCGTCAGCAACCTGAGTCGCAGAGAAGCCGATGCTCTCACCCATCGTCAGCGCCGACTGACGAAGCGCATCCATCTGCGAACCGGTCGCATGCGAGAGTGTCTGCAGCTGCGCCATCTGCGCGTCGAAGTCAGCAGCAGCCTTCACAGCAGCGCCGAGTCCGACAGCAAAAGCGGTGCCGAGGGCAACCGCGCCGACGCCAACCCTGCCCATGGCTTCGGACTGCTTGCCAAGCTTCTCGGCCTCAGAGCTCGTAGCACGAGTGGCGGCAGCAGCCTTCTGCATGCCGTTGATGTAGCCGTTGACTTGCGCCACCAATGAAACGGTGGCTGTTCTGTCGGTCACAATGGTCTCCTAAAGGGTCTGTGGTGTTCGGGCCGCGCGAGACGGCCTCGGGGACGATGTGTGCAGGCCGTATGCGTCCATCAGCTCGACGTCGCGTGCTGAGCCGTCGATGACTTCTTCCTCCGTCGTGGAGCCGTCTGAGTGCTCGACGGTGAATCTCACTAGCCCGCCCGAGCGGCTCCACGACGAGGGCCAGAAACTCTGTGGAGGATGCGCCGGACAGTCGACGTGTTCACCTTCCGCACTACGGCGAGCAGCAATTAGGAGCGGGAAGGCATCGAGAAGCCGGGTCGGAGTGTCTGCCACTGCTGCTCGCCACGAAGCGAACTGCTCCATCACGCACCGACCGGGCCACGCCCCCGGGTCGAACTCGGTCATCCACGACGGCTGCTCGCCGGTGGTCGACTTCCTCCGAACCATCAGCGAGCCGCGCTGCCCCGGTAGACGCCACGCACGCCGCCCGTCTTCGGCAGCACGTCTTCCTCGAGCGGTGGGATCCCAAGTGTGTACAGCAGCCGGGCCAGCACCAGCCGCTGCTGCCGCGCCTCAGCGATGCCCGGGTGCACCCGAGCGCCCTGCGATGACGAGATCATCACGCCGTCCGCCTGTACCGCCGCGTCGAGCTGAACGATGCGGTCACGCGTACGACACGCTTCCTCGAGAATGGCGAGCTCGTGCTGCGCCCACTCGAAGTTGTCAGTGGACGAGTCCCACAGACGCCGGCCAGCAGCGCCGAGATTACGGGGGGTGGCCGGTCCACTTTTTGGGCCGTTTGAATCAGTCATTTCATCGTCCCTTCAACGATCCGATGACGAGAGGGCCGACCGTTTCAGAGCTACGGAGAGGCGCGACACCGCCCCGGAGGGTCGGCTCCTGAAGTTGCGCTGATCCCTCCCGCCACCCCCGTGAGGCCCCGGCAGGACAGCGTGATCGACCAGGTGTCGACGCCCGCTGTCGTCGCTGTTCCATGTCGTTGCGATGCGCACTGACGCCACGACGGGTAGGGCTGGCACCCAGTGGGTGACGTGTGGCCCGCGTGTGATGCCCGCCGTTCGCGGTTCCGGTTCGTTGATTTCGTTGTTGCGCATTCGATCACCATTTGCGTGAGTTAGGGAATAGTCCGCGGGTTGTGTTGCCACGGCTGACGTTGCAGACGTTGATAGTGCGACGGCCGGAAGTTGGCGCGTCGCAAAGCATCACCGCCTAAAGACGTTGGCTGCTCGTGGTCAAGACTGAATATGAGCGGCGGTTGGCTTCGTCCTCGCACATACTCGGACGTGTAGTCGATTGGCCCACGTTCACCGCGACATATCCAACACGGCGCATTCCGTGCTGCGCATTCGGCTTTGAAGGCTGCGCGCTCACGGGTGTATGCACTGCCGTAGGTGGTCACGGCTCGGTCAATACGAAGCGGTCGTGAACCCTGGCGAGGCGGTCGACGCAGTCGTGTCGGTGGTCGTGCTCTGCCGTGCGAGCGCTGCGATTGACACGTCGTCGAGTGCACCCAGCTCGGTGGGCTTCATCGTGTAGAAGGCCATGTTGCCGAGCAGGTTGCTACGGTTGGCGTTCTGCGCGGTCCACAGTTCGTCGATGGCTGCAGCCTGGCTAGGGTTGTCTTCGGCGTACTGGTTGATCAGGTCCACGTTCCTGAACGCGAATGCCTGCGACAGGATCGCCTTGCCGAGGATCGTGTCGTTGCTCAGCTTTGCGTTGGCGTACATCCGAGCGAGCTCGCCGGAGGCATCGGGGCTCGTCCAGTCGATGTTGCTCACGCGGTCGAGCGCGTCACGGTAGCTCACGGTGTCGGCGGTGGGCGCGTTGATGGGCAGCCCGAATAGCTGGCGCTCGAGCGTCGCGTTCCGCGTGGCGCTCGTTGCGCCCTGGTCTTCCAGTAGGGCGTCGCTTGCGGTCTTCGCGGTCGTGTACTCCTTCGCGAGTTCGATGCGCTTCCCATTACCGCTCAGCGATGCATTCGCACGGATCTTTGCGACGTTTGCCTGATAGGTGGTCTGGATGGCCGTGGCCTGATCCTGCTGCGTGGTCATTGTGTCCTGCTTTCTTTGCGGGATTTGAAGTGAGCCAGCTGTTCGCGACTTATTCGGTAGGCGCGACCGACGTGTACTGCGTTGAGCCGTTTCTCGCGGATTGCTTTGCGTATTGCTCGGTCAGTCATCGTGAGGGCTTCTGCTGCTTGTGTGGTGCTCAGCCATTCCAATTGTGCGTCAAGTTCTGGTGTCGGTGCTTTGCTAGTTCCGGTTGCGGAATTCCGCCATTGCAAGGCAATCACGGTTAGCGCAATAAGCGTCTGGTCGACCTCGGGATCTTCCCCGCGGTGTTCGCGACGGTATTGGTCGAGACCCGCGTATTGCATGAGCCAAGCTGCTGCACGACCGCTAACTAGCGCTTCGGGCCCGGCAGCACCGATCACAAGTTGGGTTGCCTGGCGAGGGATTCGGCTTTGCGTCATGGCTCGATGTGATCCGATGCTTGGATCGCTTCCCACATCAGCCGTGCGACCTCGCGGACGTCGCGATCGGATCCTTGCAGGACGTCGAGGGCGGGCTTCAGGAACGTCACGCACAAGTTGACGAGCGCGGAGTGGAACATGTCCGTCTCTGCATCGTCGCCGAGCCGGTCCGTGATCGCTACCCCGTGCGTGCTCACGATGTCGATGATCTCGGCGTTCGTGGTCGCCGTCGCGAGCTGAGTTGCAAGCGCAAATCCGGCGACCGCTTTGAGGACCGCGGCGTCGTGACCGCCGAACTCAGACTCGAGGGCATTCTTGTTCCAAGCTGCTTCGAGCTGGTGGAGGAACGTGGCGATCCACTCGCCGCTGTCGTTGGTTGAGGACATGTGAACTCCTAATGCTTGTGGGCGCGTCGCCGAGTGGCGCGGGTGAGGGTCGGACACGAGGCGTCGTGTTCCAGCGACACGTGGGCTACGCCAGGTCGCGAGATGTCGACGATCGCCGCTGCGGTGCAGTCAGGGCATGTGATCGTGATCGGAGTCATGCGGCATCCGTTCCAACAGGTGCCAGAAGCGTGTTGGAAGTGTTGGGAGTGTTGATATCCGACTCGGAACCAACACTTTCCACACTCCCAACAGGGGTGTAGAGACCGCGGGTTGGCTTCTCAAGTCGGCCCTGATCGTGCGCCCGACCGAGGTACGTGCTCGCCGTCTTCTCGTCGATCGACAACAAGGCCGCGACGTCAGACGCGCGGACGCCGCCCGGATTGCGATGAGCAATTGCGATGACCTCGGCCATCCGATCGCCCAGACCGTCAGTCGTCCGACTGAGCTTCGCGGAAGCCGCGGCGTCGGCGAGAGAGCGCCCGATGATGGTCCACGCGCCGTTGTTCGCCAGGGTCATCCCGTATTCACCCTCGCGGGCGTCGCGAGACGTCACCTTGAGCATCGCCGTCTGGTCCTGCCTGTCCCGCTTGAGAACGCACACTGTGTCCGCAGCCCCAGCGATGCCCTGTGTGCCACTCACGGCATCTAGGAAGTCGTCTCCACCCGCCTTGCGCGTGTGGTGGACGATGATCAGGGACGAGCCGGGCGCGGCGTCACAGGCGCTCTTGAGGGCACCCAGGAACTGGTAGTCCGCGGCGTACTGGGTCTGAGTGCTCGCGGTACTGGGGAGCACCTTCCCGAGAGTGTCGAGAACGACCACGGCATCCTGATGGTTCAGGAAGTAGTCGCGGATCGTCGTGATGATCTCCTGGTTAGGATCCAGCTCGGTTTGGAACTCGAGCAGCGGCGACCAGAAGTCCGGGGCGAGTGAGCGCATCCGTGACTGCAGCCGGCGCTGACCGTCCTCGAGCGCGAGGTACAAGACGGGCCGCGGCGAGCCGGTGGGGATCGATCCGAATGCCTTCTGTCCGAGGC